ATGAAACCAACCAATAAGATACTATTTGAACTTGTTTGTAAGTCAGCTAAATCAAACTACATCCAAGCTATTAACGATCACCTTGGGACTCAGTTCTTGTCATACATCCAAGACGAATTGAAATCCAACGTTAGACGCTTGGAGGCTCTTTTAGACGGTCAAGAGGACTTACCCTCTACGGACAAACTTGAAGAGATCTTGAAGGTATCAGAGAAGGCTTGCTCTACAGAGAATAGGCAGTTATTGGTTGGTCACTTGGAATACATACATGAGACGCTTGAAGATATTCAAAACGATTGGATTAAAAAATAACCTCCCTTCGTATAAGAGTAACCTAGAGGTATCTATATGAGTTCTACTATTTCAATTGAAGTTTCTCCTGAAGAAGCGCAACTGCATTTAATCCAACGTCAACGAGAAGAAGAGGCTAAAGCTTATGCTCGTAAGAAGGCGAGGGAGAGACAGCAGCAGTTAGCGTCTATGGGAATGTATGGTGATCTAGATGGTTCACGTAAAGAGGTTCAATCGCAGTTAGATAAGGCAATCGAAGGTTTTGAGAAGTTTTTGGAAGGTAAGTATCACTCGTTAAGTAAAACAGCGAAGCTACTACCAATTTTAAAAACAATACCTAAGAAAGACCGTGAGACCCTTATCTCTGATGCTTTAGACGTAATGTTAAACTCAGTGGACAATGTAAGTCTTACTGGTGTTGTTCATCGCTTAGGTGATCTTGTAGAGGTCTCAGTGAACTTCATTAGAGAACGAGAAGCAAACAGCAAGTTAACCGCTAAGTTGAAACGAGCGTTAGAGCAACAGTCCAGTGCAGCAGGGCGTATGAGAACCATCCACTACACACTCAGAGTTAATCACCAAACGTGGGAAGAATGGAACCCTGATGTAAAGGTGGTCTTAGGTCAGATAATCCTTCACGTTCTAATGGAATCAACTGACTTGTTCGAGACTGAGACACGCGAGGTACACACTTCTAGTTATTTCTAAAAGTTCACTATTGTTATTGGTTGCAACATATAAACTAAATATTTAAAATTAAGCATCGAGGGTTGATAGCCTTCGGTGCTTTTTTGTTATGAGGTGAGGAAATGAAAAGAATCGACACTTTCTTAAAGTTATCTCCTAAAGCTGCTGAGAGAATCAATAAACACGCAGAAGCAGCAATCGCAACGGCTAACTGTCGTCTTCCTATGGTTGTACCGCCTGTAGAGTGGAAAATGGGTATGACTGATGGAGGTGCTTACCTTACTTCTTACAGTCCACTTTCTCTCTTCAAGACTCGCAACAGAGAACTACTAAAACAACTACGTGAAGTTAAGAGTCCTGAGTTCGTTCACTTCCTTGATGGTCATAACGTGGCTTCACGTACTGGTCACTGCATTGACGTTGAGACGCTTAACCTCCTAAAGATGATCGTTAAGCAACCTCGTAAGTTTGCCAAGCTTCCTAACTTCAACGACGAAGAAGCAGAAATGCCTCTAATGGAAGCAGACCTACGTACTGCTCAAATGATCTTGGAGAGTAAGCCTAAGAACATTTCAAATCACGAGTACCTAAAGCGTCTAGACGGTGAACACAAGGTAATCGTAAAGGCTCTTATTGATTGGCGTAAGAAGACGCAGAAAGCGCGTCAAAAGGCGGTAGAGAAAGCAGGGGCTAGAAGTAACCTCCTACGCACTATCGAGATCGCTGAGAGTCTGAAGCATTACAAATCAATCTATTTCCCTACACAGTCTGATGATCGTGGTCGTGTTTACTACGCAACGCCTCTACTAAACCCTCAAGGTGCAGACCATGAGAAGGCTCTTATCTTGTTCGATGAGGCTAAGGAAGTAGGTAAGACAGGTTGGGACTGGATGCGTATCAACGTAGCTAACCTAATGGGCTACGACAAGGCTAACTTCAAGAAACGTATTGCTTACGTAGAGGCTCACAGAGAAATGATTGAGTCGTGCGTAGCGAACCCGATGAGTGATTTCCGTTGGGAAGACACAGATAAACCTTTCCAGTTCCTACAAGCTGCTCGTGAGCTAGTTAAAGCTTGGTCTATGGAAGACCCTACCAAGTTCAAGAGCCGTGTAGGTATCGCCTGTGATGCGTCTTGTTCTGGTCTTCAGATTCTAGGTACGCTGACTCGCTGCGAATCCTCTATGAAGTTCACTAACTGTCTACCTGCTGAAGTAGATGAGAACGGTGAAGAGTTCATGCAGGACATTTACGGTGAAGCTGCTCGTATTGCTGCTGACTTGATGCGTAAGGTTGCTAAGGGCGAGAAAGAGGCTCGTAAGTACCGTGAAGCAGACTATGAGATCAAGGGAAGACCTCTCAAAGACCCTCAGAAAGAAGCTGAACGTGTAGCTAAACAGTTAGCCAAAATCGAAGATCAAATCGCTAAAGACGAAGAGCAACGCAAAGCTGACCGTGAACACGCTGAGAAGCTTCTAAACTGGTCTTACGCTATGAAGGATGAGTACAGCTTTACCCGTAACTGGCTGAAGCGTAACACCATGACGTTCTTCTATGGTTCTGCTCAATTCGGTATGCGTGATCAGCTTATCGTTGACCATCTAGAGCCTGAGTACAACAAGGTAATCGAGGTGGTAGGCAAAGAGGGCGATCCTACTTCTCTAGGCTTCCCTTGGGCTACTCTAAAGGATGCGAAAGACGCGGCAACTGTAGCAGGTAACATCAACTACGATGCTATTTGTGCAATGGCTGAACGCCCTTCACGAGTTATGCAGTCACTACAGCGTTACGCTGAGTTAATCGCTAAGTCCGGTAAGAAGATGCGCTGGACAACGCCTCTAGGCTTAATCGTAGAGCAACGCTACGAGAAAGTAGAGAAGTACAAAATCGACTCTATGATCACTGGTCAGAAGCGTATGCAGACGACAACGCAACGTTCAACAGGTGAGGTCGATGCGAACGGTCAGAAAAACGGTGCGGCTCCTAACTGGGTTCACTCTTTGGACGCTTCTTTGCTCCTAAAGGTTCTCTCTGTGGGCTTCAAGAAGTACGGTCTTAAACACTGGCGAGTGGTTCATGATTCTTTCGCTGTCCACGCTGCGGATACCGAGACGATGGTAACACTGCTTAAAAACACTATGGCTGATATGCTTGATAGAGACCTACTAAAACGCACTGCTGAAGAGTTAGAAGCACAGATTGATGAAGAGTATCGTAAGGACATTATCCCGTTCCCTGAACTTGGTGATGAGGCACTTATTGATAAGCTACGTTTAGCACAATATCCATTCTGTTGATTATAAAACTCGTTGTTATTCATAGGGATACCGAAAGGTGTCCCTTTTTTTGTCCCTAAATTTCAGATTAGAAAAACTTATATAACGCATTAGTAAACATCAATTAGTACACGTTCGTATTTAGTTCACACATAGGAACCAAGTTAATAAAATTGTCAGTAGTTGCCTCTGGTTGTGACCTCCTTCCCACTAAGCATGTAACTACACGTGCGCCTTACGTCATTTCGCAGAGGCAATCACCTAAATCGCCTGTTTCAAATTCCTCCCTTCCTACAGGAGTGATGGCGATTCCTCCTTAGAGATTTCTTAAAGATTAACGTTAAGGTGAACGAAATGACTAAAACTACTATGACTGTTGCTATTGCGGATATTACTTTCGAACGTGCTCTTCAATTCCGTACCTACACAGACGCAACACACGTAGCGGATCTAGCTTCAGTTTGGGAAACAGACGGTAAATTCCAAGAGCGTCCTGTTCTTTCTCGTGTAGTAGACGAAGAGGGTAACGTTAAGTATTACGTTAAGGACGGTACTCATCGAATCCTTGGTGCTAAAGAAGCAGGTGCAGAAGAGATTGAGGTTGATGTAGTAGACGTAGAGGACTTCGAAGGTGCGCTCTTTGAGGCAATCGACGTAAACACTCGTCATGGTAAGGCTGCTACTGTTGATGATCTGAAGCTTATCATTCGTGCAGTTAAAGACTCGTCACGTGTAGATGAGTTCAAGAAGTCTCGCTTCGCATGGGACAAGAACAAACTTCGTGCTCTCCTAAAGTGCTCTCCACGTAAATTTGAGCGTGCAATCGTAGATACTAACGCTGAGTTCGACTTAGAGCGTGACTACGAGATCCAGAAGCTATACGAAACAGGCATGAGCCAAGTTAGCATTGCAAAAGAGGTCGAGTGCTCGCGTCGTACAGTTCAAAATGTTATTGCTGCTTATGAAGAAAACAAGGCTGCTACTTTTAGCCAAATGGCGGAAATGAGCACCCCTGAAGATGAGCTAGGCGGTCAACCTGCCGATTTTGACCAAATGGCGAAAAACAGCACCCCTAACGAAGACCTAGAAGATCAACCTGCTACTTTTAGCCAAATAGCGGAAAAGAGCACCCCTTGGGATGACGATGTGATCGAACTTACAGACGACTACGACTTCGAAGACGATGTAGCAGAAGACGTTGATAACCTGATCAGCTCTCTATGTCGTCAAGAAGAGTTAAATGTAGTGAAACACACGGCAACTCCTAAAGTGGATATTGATCAGTGGGCTGCTATGTTCTTCTCCATGTCTTCGGAGGAGCAAACAAAAGCCCTAGCTGCAATTAATGTTATCAAATAGTTCACTATCGTTATTGATTCTCACATGTGAACATTGTGACCGTCCTTCGGGGCGGTCTTTTTTTGCATCCCTTCCTATCAGGTACAAACAAAGGAGGTTCTATGTTTCCAGATAAAGATCCATCCAAGCTCCCCAAGTATGACCGCGCATTAAAGGTCTTGAAACTAATGGGAGAGGGTATGGGAGCTCATCAAATTGCTAAAGTGCTAGGTCGTCCACTTAGTACCATCTACAAACACATCACAGCTTTCCGTCACTTAACGGGAAAAGAAGGTATCCATAAGCAAAACGTGGCGTTTAACGCTTTGTTCTTTGTCCGTATGGGTATGTCACAGCGAGAAGTAGCGCGATCACCTCTGTTTGCTATTGATCACAAGTTTATTTCTGACTTATGCGCTATGGATTGGGCTATTCGAACCCTCATGGGGAACATCAACGTTGAAGCTATCAGTGCAATGGTCGAGCTAGGTCTACAAGCACAACAACGTGATCTTGAGTCTGTCCGTGAACCTATCGCTGCTCTTTCAGATGCCTTTGACACTTTCCTATGTCACCTACCAGACGATATTCCACCTCTCCTAGAGGACGCTATTACCGATCTAACGGAAGCAGTGATCGAGCTAGAAGACCGTGTGAGTTAGTCCCTTCCTATTAGATTGACTTACAAGGATTTTTTAAAATGAGAACACGTTATTTCGTTGACGAACACGGTGTTGTTCACTTCTCGAACCCTCGCAAAGAAGGGGAAAACAATAACAACCAAAAGGAGTAGCTACTTAATGGCATTTAAGATTGTTTATGCAAAGAAAGAACTAGCAGGTATCACGCTTACAGGTTACGTGAACATTGGTAAGCCTGACACTTACGATCCAGACAAGCCAACCTTTAAATTCAGCACTGAGTTGAACGGTGAACTGGCTGAAAAGCTTATTACTGCTATCGACTCAACACTTGAAGAACAAGCACGTGAACTTGGTGCTAAACCGTCACCTAAACGCCCTTATAAGCGTCTAGACGATGGCTCTGTAGAGTTCAGCTTCAAGGTTCGTCAGTTCGAAGAAGGCGAGCGTCCGTTCAAGGTTTGGGATATGAAGATGAACCCTGTGGTAGAGGTGCCAAACCTAACAGCAGGTACAGTCCTTAACTTGAACTTTGCGTTCTATGTATCTGAGTTCCGTGGCAAAGCATTCATCCAGCTACAGCCTACACACATTCAGATCAAAGAAGCCAAGGTCTACGAAGGCGGTGGTAACGCACCAACATTCGGTGCAGGTGAAGGTTATGCAGTAGAAGATGGGGAAGGTGCAGCTCCAAGCTTCGGTGGTCGTCCTGAAGCTCAAGACGACGATGAAGATTACGGTGACTTTTAATTGGTAGACCGCTTTAGCGTTCGCATTAAGCCACTGTCCACTAACGAAATGCACTTAGGGCGCAAGGTGGACAGTGCTAAATACCGCAAATGGAGTGCTCAAGTCTGTAGGCTTCTCCCGCCTGTTGAAACACTCCAAGTTGACTTCACAAAACCTATCGCAATCCACGTTGATGCTACTTTCCGTAACCGCCTCTCTGATTTAGACAACATTTGGAAGCCTCTGCTAGACGCTATGCAGAAGGCATACCCTGAGTTTAATGACAACAAAGTCGTGGTTATGTCTGCAACCAAGTACATCACGAAGGATGAAGACGAACTAGGTTACGACATCAAGCTTTTCAATACGAAAGAACCTTAAAGGTATCCCTCAATGGCTCAAGAAAGCAATTTCTTACGTAAAGAGCCATGTCCTGAATGTGGCTCAAAAGATAACTTAGCTCGTTATGATGATGGTCACGCTCATTGCTTTACGAACGGCTGTAAGTATTACGAGCCTCCAACCGATGAGCAAAACAAGAAATCAAACAAGCAAAGTAAACCTAAAGAACCTGCAACGAACCAACGTAAGGAATTTAAACCTCTAGACGGTGAGGTACGCGCTCTAACTAAGCGAGGAATCCGCGAGGATACCTGCAAGAAGTACGGCTACAAGATTGGTCGTATGAGTGGTGGTGAGTGGGTTCAATACGTTGATGTTCGTGATCCTTTCACTCGTGAATTAGTAGCTCAGAAGATCCGTACCGAGGACAAGAAGTTTCTCGTTAAGGGCAAGCTGACAGGTGAGTTGATAGGTTCTCATTTGTTTTCAGGAGGTCGCAAGTTAATTATCACTGAAGGTGAGATTGATATGCTGACCGTCTCACAGGTGCAATCTAACAAGTATCCTGTGGTTTCCCTTCCTAATGGTATCAATTCCGTTAAGAAAACCATTATGAAGAACCTAGATTATCTAGGTAACTTTGAAGAGATCATTATCTGTTTCGATATGGACGAAGTAGGGCGTGAAGGAGCTATAGAGGCTGCTGAACTGCTCATTGACCATAACGTGAAGATAATGAGTCTACCCCTCAAAGACCCCAACGAAATGCTTTTAGCTGGACGTACAGAAGAGTTAGTTAACGCTATCTGGAACGCTCAAGAACATCGTCCTGATGGTCTATTGCCAGTTGAAGATCTCGTTGAGGCTGCTCTTAAACCCTTACCTAAAGGCTTACCTTGGATTTACAACGGAATGAACGTTTCTAGTAACGGTCGTCATTTCGGAGAGATTCACACTATAGGTGCAGGTACAGGGGTAGGTAAGACTGACTTCTTATGTGCTCAAGCTGACTTCGATATTAGACACTTACACCAAAAGGTAGGTTTGTTCTTTATGGAGAATGACCCTACAGAAATCCTTCAATATCTTGGAGGTAAGGCTGATAAGCGTCTCTATTACGAAGCAGGGCATCCAGATCAATTAGATTTAGAGGCACAAAGAAAAGCATATAAGAAATACTCTGGTCGATGCTTTATCTATGACAACTTCGGTCTTTGTGATTGGCAGAAGGTTAAAGTAAAGATTCTTTATCTAATCGGTAAAGGTTATCGAATCTTCTACATTGACCATCTAACTGCATTAGCCACAGGTGGAGAAAAAGACGAGAAGAAAGAACTAGAAGATATTATGGCTGATATTGCAACCTTTGCGAAACGTCATAATGTTCTATTCCATTTAGTCTCTCACTTATCGACCCCTGAAGGTAAATCACACGAAGAAGGTCAGCGAGTAAGTATTAAACACTTCAAAGGTTCACGAGCTATTGGTTTCTGGTCACACGCAATGTATGGCTTTGAGCGAGACCAACAAGCAGACGATATTAATATTCGAAGCATTACAACAATACGCCAATTAAAGCGAAGAAAGTTTGGTAAAGGGGTGGGTAAAGTTACCCGTATTAAATATGACCCAACAAACGGTATTGCTTCAGAAGTAGGTGAAACTTACCAAAACTCTCAATCAGAAGATTTCTAATGAATGAAAGACTTTGTTATGACATTGAGACGGACGGATTAATTGAAGAAGTAACTAAACTTCACTGTATTGCAATTATTAACGTAGATACTTTAGAAGAGGCTTTATATGCTGATTCTTTAGTGATGATGACTCAAGGCACAATTAAAGATGGTCTTGATCGTTTAAATAAAGCCAGCCTAACTTTAGGTCATAATATTATTAAATATGACCATCCAGTAATTAATAAATTAACTGGTTATGAACTTCCTAAAGATAAATCTTTCGATACTTTAGTTGCAAGCCGTCTCGTATTTTCAAATATAAAAGATATTGACCAAGGTAATTCTGGCAAATACACGCTAGGTAAATTATTTGGTTCTCACTCTCTAGAGGCATGGGGTATCCGCTTAGGTGGACAACAGAAGATGGAATACGCTCCTGTTATAGACCCTGCTCAACCTGTCTATGACCCTACGGTCAAACCTAAAGACGCTAAGAAAGACCCTCGATGGAAAGGCAGTATCTTCACGCCAATGATGGGCGATTACTGTATGCAAGACGTTCGAGTTAACGTTGAGTTGTTCCGTCGATTAGAGCGCAAGATACACCAATTAGGTTATGCGCGTTCAATGCTTCTCGAACATGAAGCGGCTTGGGTTCTAGCTCAACAAGAGCGTAACGGATTCAAGTTTGATGAAGAGAAAGCAATCAAGCTTTTAGGTCGTCTAGCAGGGCGTAGAGAGTACCTATACAACAAGCTCATTGAGACCTTTGGAGGTTGGTGGGTATCTGATGGTGTAAGCGTTCCGGCTCGTACCATCAACTATAAAGACCCAACGAAACCTTCACGTGTTCAAGGTGCTCCCTTCACAAAGGTAAAGTGGGTTGATTTCAATCCGTCCTCTCGTAGACACATCATTAAAGTTCTTACTGACCGTGGCTGGACTCCACAAGAGTTCACGCCAAGCGGTGAAGCTAAGGTTGATGAGTCGATTCTAAAAGAGTTGGACTTCCCCGAAGCTCGCCTAATGGCTGAATGGTTCCTCGTTCAGAAGCGTTTAGGTCAGCTTGCCGATGGTAATCAAGCCTGGTTAAACACGGTGCATCCTGATGGGTTCATTCGTGGCTCAGTTAACCCTAACGGTGCTGTGACAGGACGAGCAACACACAGCTTTCCTAACGTGGCTCAAGTTCCTTCATGTAGTGCTGAATATGGTGCTGAGTGCCGTGAATTGTTCACTGTTCCTGATGGTTGGTACTTATTGGGTTCGGATGCTTCAGGCTTGGAGCTACGTTGTTTGGCTAACTTTATGGCTCGTTATGACGACGGTAAGTATATCGACGTTGTTCTTAACGGTGACATTCACTGGTCGAACGCACAAGCAGCAGGTTTTATACCTAAAGGCACTATTAGAGATCCACACAATCCGATCCATGAAGAAGCGCGTCGAAAAGCAAAAACATTTATCTACGCCTTCCTATATGGCTGTGGTGCTGAATTAACAGGTCAGCAGGTTGGATGGACTGAAGAAGAATATCTCAACTGGAAAGCTAAAGGTGCTCACAAGCCGATTATTAACAGATTCAAGCGTCAAGGTAAGCCTTGGACTAGAGAAAAGATCTGCAACATTCTGAAAGGTGAAGAAGTACAGAAGAACTTCATGAAAGGTCTTCCTGCATTAAAGAACCTAATTGATGAATGTAAAGAACTTCATAAAGAGCAAGGTTATATCGAAGGCATTGATGGTCGTCGTATTTATACACGCTCTGCTCACGCAAGTTTAAATACCTTATTACAAGGTGCAGGTGCTTTAGTTTGTAAAGCTTGGATTGTTGAAATTGAGAAATTAGCAATTGCTGAAGGACTTAAACACGGTATTGACGGTGACTTTATGTATTGCGCATGGGTTCACGATGAAGTCCAAATAGCGTGTAGAACAAAAGAAATAGCTGAACGTATTGGTCAATTATGCCAAGTAGCAATGACCAACGTTGAGAAGGAATTTAATTTTGTTTGTCGTCTTGATGCTGATTTCGATATTGGTAAATCATGGAAAGAAACACACTAAAGGTTAATTAAATATGTTTGGTCTTTTCGGACGAAATAAAAAAAGAAAAAAAGAACGAAAGCGTAGAGAGTCAAATAACAGAAGTTTCGAGACTCTTTATCGGCAACATGAAATGAGTCATTTAGATGGTGAAAGTTTTAGTGGAGGAAGTTCTATTCGTAGTTCTTCCTCTTCTTCTTTCTGCTCATCGTCTTCGGACTATTCATCTTCAGATTCTTCATCTTCAGGTGGCTTCTCAGATTAAGAAGTCACTTCAACCTAATTCAAATTAAAAACAAATAGAGAGGTATTAAATAATGTTCGGTCTATTCAAGAAGAAAGCAAAAGCAGCACAAGTAACACTTCACAAAGTAGAAAACCGTGATCTGATGGAAGCTATCGTAGCAGGTGCGGTCTTGGTTGCTCATGCTGATGGTGATTGCTCTACGGCAGAACTAGAGAAACTAGACAACATTATCGCTGCGAACGACAACCTAGCTCACTTTGGTTCAGAGATCGGTAAGACCATCGACAAGTACGCTGCTATGTATGAAGCAGGTGCGCGTCTAGCCAAGATGAAGCTAATGAAAGAGATCCGTGACGTTGACAGTGACGAAGCTCAGAAAGAAGAAGCATTCATTATCGCTATCGAGATTGCAGACGCAGACGGTGAGATTGATGAAGCTGAACTAAGCGTTCTACGTGAGATCGGTAAAGCACTAGGTCTAAACCCTGACAACTACATCTAATTCTCATGAAGTTTCTACGCTCATTCCTACTCCTAGCGTTCTTCACCTTCCTATTTGTTTTCCTAATAAACACAGTAACCGTCCTCTTTGGGGTTGCTCTATATGGTGTGATCGCTGTGATTCTATTCTTCATTTATAAACTATTGATTCGTAAAGGTATTCGTAATGGAAAAGACTAAACAAGAACGTATGGCACATAGTGTTGAACTGGTTGAGGCTCTACTAGAGGCAGGTATCGAGTTCGTACCTGTACCTGTTGTTAGCAGTGAAGATAAATCCATGCTTATGAAGTCTTCGGTTGCCCGTCTTGAAGCCATTCAAGAGGCGATCATCAAGGAGGCTCTTAATGCTGCGCTGCACTAACAAGGAGATGCGAAAGCTCCCTTTGTTTAAGAACCTAGCTAACACGTTTGGTGCTCGTAAGGCTAAACGCCTGTTTGGGCTTGCTGAGTGCTACGTGTCGTTTGTTCCTACCGTGGCTCTATTGTCCTTTGCTCTTTCGTGGAGTGACACGCACGAGGGCTTTGCGTACTGGCATCACCTAGATACCCAAGTGCGTAAACGCTGTGACTACGAGCTAACCCTTACACTTTAACCAGATAGCCTCCCTTCGGGGAGGTTTTGAGTATTTAACGCTATGAAATTCATCAAAGAAAACTGTCTTGATTACATCAAACGTATCGTTGAAACGAACAACTCAGATCCAGAAAACCGCAAAATCACTCGTGTTGAAGTGAACCCTAATGAATGGGACGAAATCGCTAAGACTTATCCAGTGAGCCGTGACCAACACTCGCTAAGAATCGCTCTCTGTAATCCAACTAACGTGTTCATGCGCGCCCGTTCTTCTCATCCTCGCTTCAACGTTCCTTACGACGAAATAGAGGTCGTGATGAAACGAACAGAACACGATGAGGACTTTTAAGGGGAGTGGATGAGTAAGATTAAAAAGCTTGGTCTATTCGACCTAGATATTTTCGCGTTCCAAGCGAACGCTACGGCAATGGAAGAGGTATTCCTTCAGAACGGCAATGAGTACATCGGTCTTATGACCAACCTTACACAAGCTTTCGACTCAGTGGTTAACCGTATTGAAGAGTTACGTAAAGAGCTAAAGCTTGATGTGGTCATTATGTGCCTTACGGATGATCACAACTGGCGTAAGGATGTTCTACCTACCTACAAAGAGAACCGTAAAGGTGTTCGTAAGCCAGTAGGTCTCCAAGAACTAAAACAGCGTTTAAGTGAGCATTACGAGACGTACATTCGACCTTCTCTAGAAGCAGATGATGTGATGGGAATCCTTGCCACGTGGGACAAGTTCTATCCAGACCATCGAAAGATCATTATCAGCGAAGATAAGGATATGAAGACCCTTCCTGCATGGATTTATAACCCTGCTAAGGACTTCGAGCCTTGGTTCAATCCTATCGAAGATGCTGATCACTTCCACCTATGCCAAACACTGGCAGGAGACACTACAGATGGTTATGCAGGCTGTCCTTCAATCGGTATGGACACAGCAAGCCAGTTACTTAAAGACCGCCTAATGTTCGAATCCTATGAGCATACCTTCAAATCTGGTGCTCGTAAGGGCATGACGGAGCAACGCTGGCGTAAGGTCGAAAGTCCCTCTCTATGGGACACGGTAGTTTCTTGTTTCCACAAAGCAGGTCTGAACGAACAAGCGGCACTTCAACAAGCGCGTGTAGCTCGTATCTGTAGAGCGAGTGACTACGACTTCAAAAACAAAGAGGTGAAGCTGTGGATGCCTTGAAACGCTTTCTAACAGCGAACGGTAAGAGTTGCTTTGAGTGTAAACACTTCATCGAAGGGAAGCTCGATTGCTCTAACCCTAAGTTCGTTCGTCAAGTAACTAATAAGTTCGATTTTGATACACACACTTACTATCCGAGTGCTTCAGGTATCCGCACCTCTGGCGGTGTCTGTAAGCCTGATGCTATCGGTTTTGAGGCTAAACCATGAGTTTAAATATTGAATGTTTAGGTAGCTACGTTCTACGTGGTTGGTGGGGTAAACCTCAAGGCGTAACAGTGGGTAAGCGTTACGTCCTGTTCCGTCCTGAGTCCAGAACACACCATAAACATGTTCCTTACTTTCTCGATGATGAGGGTACGCCTCGCTCTATTTACAACGGTGAGTGGCGTAGTCATGAAGTGGTCGAGAAGGTGTCTCTCAAAGACGCTGAGAAGATTATTCAACATTACCAAAAAGGAGAAGTAGAAGTGAGCGAGAAGCTACCAGAACAACCAGAACCTAAAGCTCAAGTTAATTCACAAACTGTAGTTCCTGAAGTCATGAAAGACCTCACGGATCGACTAGCGAAAGGTGTCAAGACATACGGCACACCTCTAACAAGCCATAACGGGCGTGACGCTCTGCAAGACCTATACGAAGAACTACTAGATGCAGCGTGTTACGTGAAGCAGTTAATGATGGAGAGAGAAGGAAAATGAAAATGTCGTTCATCTTAAAAACATTACTTCAATTTGTTGTTCGCGCCTTGGTCAACGAGGCAGCTAGTGAACTAAACAAGGCTCTTAAAAGTGAAGAGAAGGTTTCGAAGCTAGAGAAGCAGATTGAAGAAACACGTAAGAAAGTGACCGAAAAGACAGACAAAGCGGCTGAAGTTCAAGAGATCGCTAACAAGCTGATCAGCGTTACTGAACAGGTCACAAAGAACAAAGAAAAGAAAACCAACAAGAAGAAAGAAGAGGGTAAGTAATGCGTCCTTCTCGCCTACGTAAGCGTGATCGTTTTGATGATTTTGAAAAAGAAGACCGCAAGGTCAACAAAAGAAAACGTCGTGATCGTCAAGCAGCACGTAAGGTGAAACGAATGTTTTAAAAGGAGATTAAATTGTATATCGCTATTGAAGGTAACATTGGGGCAGGTAAGTCTACTGTCCTAGAACCTCTAGCGGCTTTGCTAGGTTATGAAGTGATTCATGAAGGCATTGAGACAGACAAAGGTTTCCAAGACTGTTTAGCAGCTTTCTATGAATCAGGCTCAAAAGAGGACTTTAACGCCTTACAGGTTTATCTAGCCAATTACCGAGCCAATATCATTAAGAATCTTGATCCAACCAAGAACTACATTATGGAACGAAGCCTTCAAGGTGCAGTTCTATTTTGTCTCGCAGAAAATCACACAGACACAGCCACTTGGACTCTTCAAGACTTCAAGCACGTTGAGCAACCAACTCACTACCTTTTCCTAGATTGTCCTGCTGAGATTTGTCTAGAGCGTATTGCTAAACGACAACGCGAGTGTGAACAGTCCTTACCTTTGGACTACCTAAAGCGTGTTGAGAAAGCACATCGAGATTGGGGCTACATGGGCGAGTGGGCAGGTCAGGTGACTGTAGTTGACTCAAGCGGCTACGTAGACCTTGAAGCACTAGCTGAACACGTTAAGACAGTCGTCAAGATCAAGGCAGGTGAACGTGTCTAAGAAATACTTGGTTTGGAACGGTGAGCAAGAAGCGTTACTGAATCACGCAATCACTCATTCTCAAACAGCAAATTCAAACCTAAAGCACTGCGTCCTATCTCATTTCAATCCAAAAGTTCAAGAAGCAATCAAGAAGCTATCTGATGCGCTTTTTCTGATGGAAGACGCAATGAAAGACCCTTACAACACACGAGGTGAAGAATAATGATTTTTAAAGTCCACACTTTGGTAAAACTAATCGTTAATCGCAAGCTAGACGGTTTCAAGATTATTTCTGATGAAGAGCACGTAAAGGACGGTAAAGCGTTCAACACGTTGGTCTTTAAGCATGAAGACAAACTGTACAAGGTCGATTACAAAGATATGTATTGGCGTTCATACAGTGTAGGTCTACTAGGTGCGGAAGGTACTAAGATCGAGTGTCCTGTCGTGTACCCAACTGAGCGTACTGAAATTGTTTACCTAACTGAAGAAGAAATGAAGAACCGTTAATGCCATATATTACCCTTGAAGGTAACGTTGGTGTAGGTAAGTCAACTTTACTCCATCGTCTCGCTGATGAATTAGGTTGGGAGGCGGTGGAGGAAGGTATCGAGTTCGATGAAGGCTTCCAATCGTTACTAAAGGAACGTTATGAAAATCCTACTCCTGAAAATGTAGCCAAGCTTCAATTATATGTAGCTAATTTCATGGCAGAACGTATCAACTCGTTAGACCCAAATAAATACTATGTGGTCGAGCGTTCGGTCTTTGCTACTGAGTTGTTTAGCCTAGCTGCTAACCGTCCAGATATTATTGATGCTCTAGCTGGACATGTTCTACGTGTACCTGCTCCTGAGTTCTACCTTTACCTATCTGCACCTCCGCGATTATGTCTTGAACGTATCCATGAACGAGATCGGACAGGTGAAGGAGAGGGTATCAGTTTAGAGTACCTTCAGACTTTGCACGATATTCACGAACGTTGGTTTAACATGATGCACTTTCTAGGTCGAGTACAGAGAGTTGATGCTGTGGAACATCCTGATGTGAAGCGTTTAGCAGAGAGTGTGAAGGCTAAGGTTTACACTAAATACTGAATAAATAATAACCTCCCTTCGTATTAGAGAGGACGTAAAGATTATTAGATGTTTCTTTACGTCCTTTCCTTTACGAACAAACAAGGAGGGTACTCATGAACATCACATTAAGAGACCTTCTTCCTATTGTTATCGTCCCTGTAGCCACTTGGATGATGTCTACGTACTCGTTCACTGAGATCATGAAAGACCGTATGGACTTAGCAACGAAGGAACGTCAAGAGATTAGCCAAAAGGTAGATAAGGTAGTCACACTTCAGGGTGATCAAGAGGTTCGTATCCGTCTCCTAGAGGATGGACAAGGCGAGCTAGAACTGAAGGTAGACAAGATCGAGAACAAGGTGTTTTCAAAGGAGTAATCAACTACAACTACTAACCACTAAGGAGGAAGAACTAAATGCAAGTCAAGAACAAACAAGGCAAGGTCTTTGAGGTATCGGAGGAACACTACGAGACCTACAAGCGAGACCTAGAGCCAGTAGGTGATAAGCCTAAGAAAGAGGTCAAGAAGAAAGTAGCGAATAGTCGTAAGACTAAAACCACTACTGAGACCCCAACTGAAGAGGAAGCTGTAGAATAACCTTTCAATTTTGATGGGGGGCTTTTCCTACAGACTTTCGAAAAGTAATGCGTAAGGTATGTGCATCGGCAGGATGCAAGAATGTTACCTCGTCACGTTACTGTCCTAGATGCCAACAGCAAGCTGAGACTAGACGCAAAGAGAACGCTAAGAAGCGTGCAAGGCGATCAGCACAGCGATACGAAGACAAATACACATCCTTCTATAAGTCTCGTAAGTGGAAAGAACTTCGAGAATATAAACTCAAGAAAGACCCGTTATGTGAAGAGTGTAAAGCTAATGGGTTTGTCCGAGCAGGTCAAGACATTGACCACATCGTTGAAATCAAAGACGACTTTTCCCGTCGATTAGACATTACGAACCTCAGAACGCTTTGCCGTTCATGCCACGTTACGAAGACCATTCGGACTCGAAAACGAAGAACTAAAAATTATAGTTCGAATGAAAATCTGTGGCTCTGAGAGGGGCGGAAAAAGTGCAATTTATGTCTCTTTAGGTTTCACGCTACCGTGACCCCTTGAGAAAAAAGGATAATGTTTTACTTGTCTATAAATTCCCTTTGTGCATCAAGGCGGTAGCGTGGCGAGGTTCACCAACTGACTTGATAGTGAAAGGGCGGTCAATAGGATGGCTTGGACTTGTCTTAGAGTTCCCCTAATGACCGCCTTTTGTCCCCTTGAGTTGATACTTTAATAACTCTAAGGCACTGTTTCTACAGACGAAATTATCTCATAGTGGGCTGTCTTAGAGGAAATACGAGAAGAAACGATCTCATGTTTTTAACTTGCAGGTTTAGATCCATCTCTTTGCTGAATGTGCTCTTTAGTTATGTCCGGTACGAGGTCTTGAAAGAGGCGCTCTCTTTCTTTCGGTCTCGTTACTAACTCATCAGTGATGTAATTGAGAAGACTGAACAGCTTCTTTGCGTCTTCCTTGTTATCGTCAAACACAATTTGACCAGGATGCACGCAGTTATTTCCTACGACTCGTAGAGTGTCTAATGCTATTTGTACATCCGAATTTAGACCTTCTTTAACTAATCTAGCTATTGAGTTGTTTATTTTACCTTCGTGTCCCAAATGATGTAGTAATTCTTGAAGAGCGAGCCTCAGTAATGCGGCTGCTCCTTTAGGAGACTCGTGGAGTATTGCAGCAGCCTCTATGTAGATTTCCATGATGTGTTCGGGTAAATCTTTGTTAGGTTCCTCTACGCTATGTGTTCTGGGGTACACGCAGACACTGTTTACCCATAAACTAGGTTCTTTACAGCTTAAACAATTGGATATGGAGACTTTTTTAGGAAAGAACCGATCTATTTCTTCTGCACAGTTATCCATATAAAAGTTAACAAAAGTGTCTATTGCTTGATAGCTACCTCTTACGTTCGGTCTGAATGCTTCAGCCATTTGGTGGCTCATGATGTCAACAAAATCTACAAAGTTATCATTATTTACCCATGCCTGTTGAGCGAGAACCCCACAATGAGGGCATAGGAAATCACGCTTCATTAAGCGCGGTTCTAGTTCGGTTCTTTTACTGCTTTCCATTATGTGATCTACCTTATAAACGAGATATGCGCACATTATCATAAAAGGTGTTTGGGGAGTATTAAGTATTTTCTCATTGTGATCGATCTAAAAAAGCGCCCTTGAAGGACGCCTTTAATTAACTGTTGTATGGCTCTAGGAGGTCGTGAGGTCTCTTCAGGTGAACTTTGTAATCACCTTGAAAGCCGAGATTAACGAAAAGCTCATTGGTGTAACAGTTATCGTAATTGACCGTTAAATATCTGCTGTTGTTTACCTTGTTTAATGTTCTTTCGTTGTCTACTGGTAATCCGTTACGGGTAATGCAGTCAAGACCAAACTTATTAATCATATCCTCAATGAACTGGATAGCTTCTTCGTTGAACTTAGATTTAACTATGTGTTTCATCTTCCGTACTCCTTAGCTTGCCTTGATTAGTTCGATAAGCTTTTTAATTGCTTGTCCTTTTGGTGCTTTGACTTCAAGGTCACGGAAGATAGCTAATTCAGTTAATGAGTCTATTGATAGTAGAACCATTTTGATTTCCTTTGTGTGTATGTTTTTGATGGGTATGAGATTAATTTATCTCAATGATATCGTCAATACTTTTATGAGACGATTTCGTCTAACTGATCATTTTATATCCATTACGATTTCTACTAGCTGCGCGTTCTTCTTAACCTTGTTAATTTTGGACTTCAGCGTGTTGTGTTTCTGGTTAAAAAGCTGCTCCGCTTTGTAGACTGGTACAGACTCTAAGAACACCGCAAAGAGGGCGTTTTGTACTGTTTCATCGTCATAAAGAGCCTTTACAAGTCGTTTTAGTTGTGCGCTGTTCAATTTCATATGTTTAACCTCAAAAGTGCATATAAAAGGAGGCTTTACGCCTCCCTAGATTTAATTAGTTGTGAAAAGCATAATAAACGCGCTCACAGTTCTCAATACGTCCTGAGTCGATGAATGTAAAGTCCATCGCTAGGTCACGCCCGTAACGCTCATAATCAAAGTATTGCTTTAGGTTTTCAGGCATTTCAGAAAGTAAGCCTGTTTCCTCCGCGTACAGCTCCGCGAACGCTGTAGATTCTGCATCGTTCATGAATTGGCAGATAGACACGGTAAACTCGCCGTAATACTTATCAGAGATCTCTGAGACCTCGATACCATAACCAAGGGCTGCAATCACTAGGTCTTCATCTAGATCAGCTTCTAGCGCCTCTTCGTAGCCGTTCCAATCCATGAAACCCCAACCGCTACCGTAAGAAGTGAAGCAACCAACTAGACCGCCTTCGTCGTCCACTACGCACCAATCACGGTTAAGGATGTGCGCTGCTTCTTCGTCTGCTTCTAGAACGTCTAGACCTGCTTCGTTTTGTAGTGCTTCAGAAATCCATTCTGCAAGGTCTTTGCTGTAGGTCTCAACGATTTCTTGAGCATCTAGCCATAGATCCCAACCGTCAGCAATGCCATAGAAACGAATACAGATAGTTTGCTCGTTCATTGCTTTAGATGCTTTTTCTAGTGCCTTGATGATTTCTGAAGTTTTCATGTGTATTTCCTTTGTGTGTGTGTTTTTGATGGTTATGAGATTAAATCGTCTCATAGTTATCTGTCAACAGTTTTATGAGATTTTTTCGTCTCAATTTCGCTGTTTTGTTTTGATGGGCATGAGATTAATTCGTCTCAATGATCCTGTCAACGGGTATGAGATAATTTTGTCTCAATAATTTTTTTTAAAAAAGATATGGAGGGCTTTTATATGGTGCTCAATGTAGAGCTATTAGACGGTGCAACGGTGGAATATAAAGAAACCTTCTACCTTCTCCGCTACGAAAACGGGCGCGTCTCTATCACTGAGTTGTTCACGGGCGTTCGCTGTCCAGACAGTGAGACAGAAAGAGAAGTGATGAGAACGATTGTCCAGCAAGTAAGCAAAGCAAACCAAGAATAAACAAACCTCCCTCCCCATTAGACAGACCCCAACGCGCTCACACCTTGCTCATTTATATAAAAAATTATGAATCTCACTGGCTCCGGTGGGTGGGTGTGGTGGTGCTCCCTCAGAATTAATCAACTTGTTGCAAGCCTTGTCCCGTAAGGGGTGGCAGGGGGGAGGGTGGAGGGTGGTGATCGTGCATGACGATTGCGGCTCGGAGTGATTTTTACACAAAACGTCGTTTACTTTTCGCTGATTTTTCAACCTTTTAGAAATCTTACAAGTTACCTAAACAAAGGAGACACATTAAATGATCAGACTTCATCAAAAACCTTACTACGTATGGTTAGGTCGTCAATTGAAGTTAACCAAACGTCAGATCTCTCATGTGTTCGGGGTTTCAATGCCTTTCGTAGAGCACTATTGGAGTTCAACGCCTCCTAAAGAAGCTCGCTCTTTTCTGATGGAAGAGTTTAACCACTTAGGTATTCGTGGCGTTCTTGAGGGCGCAGCAAAAGAAAAACTTCTTGAAAAAGTTGTATTAGGTCTCTACCGCCCTACGACTCTTCGGGATTTCGAAAGAGAGTTGGATTTAGAGTGTATGCGTGTGAACGACATATTCGATGATCGTATTTCTTTAAAGGGGGTTGGGTTTAAGGTTTTAGAAAAGCTAAATGATGTTTAAAGCTTCGTTTTAATAGGAGATTAGAAATGGGTAGACCCTCAAAACCTATACATGAATTGAAAGCTAACGGGACGTATAGACCTTCCGTACATGGGAGTGAAGAAGACCGTCCACAACTAGCTATTGAAGCTCCAGAAACCCCACGATTTCTAAATGAAGAAGCTTTGGTCTACTTCCAAGAGATCGTTGGTTATGGAATTGACATGGACATTATCACTAAAGCTGATGCTGTCATTGTTGGTCTTCTCTCGAACGAACTAGGAGAGTGGGCTGAACTGAACCAAGCGGTACGCGAAGAGGGCGTGATGGTTAAGCTCCCAACCGCTACAGGATTCATGCAGGACGTAGTGAACCCAAAACTCAAGATTCGAGACGACAAAACCAAGGTGATCTTAAAGATGCTTGGTGAGTTGGGTATGAGTCCTGCTGCACGTTCAAAAGTGCAAGTAAACGAAAAGAACAAACAAGAGAAAACGGCTCTAGGCGAGTTCCTAGCGGCAGTCAACAATCAAAAGGGAGGGCAGACCCATTAACTACTACACATTATTGGTGCTGTATATCGCAGCGTCCGTCTTATCACAAGCCTTAACGTCTCAACCTATTCACTTGCTAACGGTTGCAGGTGTTCCTATCTGGATGCCTCTATCAGCTTTGACGCTGGTTCCGTTGGTTGATGTGCTTCGATCATTCACTCAAGCGCAATCTGAACGTGAGAATCGAGATTTCAAGAAGGTTAGCCTTCAGATGCTAAGTGGTTCGTTCGGTGTAGCTGCTCTCTGTGTAGCCTTTTTAGGTCTACCTTTGCCTATCTTCATTGGCGTTCTATTGGCTGTCACATTTGGTGGTCTCGCTGATGTGCTCGTGTTCAAGCGTATGGGTGAGTTCTTTACGTCTCCCATTAAGCGCATGGCGGTGAGTAACGCTGCTGCTACTTTGCTAGGTTCGGGGATTGTGTTCTTAGTGGCTTTCACAGACCTCATCTTCCCAAACAACGAACTAGCTAAACCATATCTACACGCTGTCACTGGATGGTTGACTCAATCGACCTTCATTTGGGCTTCAAGCCTCGTGATTGCGGCAATGCTTAACAAACTTAAACGTAAACAATAAAGGCTCGTTATGACTCTTCAAGAACTGGTACTAGAACAATTCCCTTCATTAGAAATGGACGGTATTCGTCATTTACCGCTATGTGACATTTTCACGATCACCTACAAGGGGCACTTGATAGGTTACTTCAATCCAAGACACAACGAATTGCGTCTAGATCGTTCTGAAATCAACAAGTTAACAGGAGGTGAGAACGGTGTGTAACTGCTCTGCTTTCTGTTCTTGTGAGTGTCTATGTGGTGCTTGGGACGATGTGCCATGTTCTTGTTGGGATTTCGAAGACCTTTATACGGATGAGGATGATGATTTAGAAGAATAAGGAGGTCTATGAACCCAACTAAAGCTCAAATTGAGCGTGTCCGTAAAGAGTTGGTAAACCATAACCTCACTGATGATGATCAAACCTACGAACAAGTCCACAAATACGCTGACGATATTCTATCCGGCAAAATCAAAGCGTGTAAGCAGGTAAGAAAAGCTGCTGAACGTCACTTCAAAGATATGTATCGGTCACTCTATGACCCTTCCTATCCATATCGTTTTGACCCCGTAAAGGCTCAACGAGTCATTGACTTCTACAAGTTCATTAAACACACGAAAGGTAAACTTGCACGTACTGTCATGAAGCTCATGCCTTGGCAGCAATTTTGTGTAGGTTCGATCATTGGGTGGGTTTACAAAGATACCGGCTTTCGACGTTTCAAACAGGCTAACATTTGGGTAGCCCGTAAGAATGGTAAGTCAACTCTCGCTTCAGGACTCGCATTGTACTTCCTCATCGGTGACGGTGAGACAGGTGCGGAAATCTACTCAATCGCTGTTAAGAAAGACCAGGCTAAGATCGTCTTTGATGATGCTGTCAGGATGCTCTCGATGTCTGAACTGAAGGAAGTCCTTACAGTAAAGCGTGACTCTATCGCGTTCGAGGCTGAGTTTGCTAAGTTCGTACCTCTCGCTTCAGACTCTAACTCGCTCGATGGTCTTAACACGCACTGCTTCATTGCAGACGAACTTCACTCATGGAAAGACCGTAACCTTTGGGGCGTAATGGAGACCTCAACGGGTGCCCGTGAGCAACCTATGGCGTTCTCTATCAGTACGGCAGGTTGGATCTTAGACGGTATCGGTAAGGAACTGTTTGATGATGGCGTGACCATCCTTGAGAACTACGGTCTAGAAGAGAACGTCTTCACCATGAACTACACACTAGATGATGGTGACAAGTTCAATGATCGTAATTGCTGGATAAAAGCAAACCCTTGTCTTGGTGTTTCCGTTAAGGAAGAAGATATTGAGCGTCTATGTCGTAAGGCTGAACGTATGTCTTCAGAACGGGCAAACTTCCTAACCAAGCGTTTGAACGTATGGGTAAACAACGCTGAAGCATGGCTGAACCTCGATAAGCTCTACCAATGTGCAGATGAGAACGCACGTTTAGAGGACTTTGAAGGTCGTGATTGTATTATCGGTGTGGACTTTGCCGATTACCTTGACTTGACCTCCGTTTGTTATCTGTTCGTCAACAATGACGGTACGTTTAACGTCTTCTATGAGAACTTCTTACCTCACTCCGCAATGGATAAGGTATCTGAGCAAATGAGACAGCGTTACTTGCGTCTCGATGATGAAGGTTATCTGAATATCCTCAACGTTGAATCAATGGATTATACAACGCTTGCAAGTGTTCTAACTGAAGCGTCCAAAAGGTTCAACGTCCAGACAATCGCCTATGACCCTTACCATATGACCGCTATTGCTACTCAGTTAGAAAAGCAGCGTCTTCCTATGGTCTCTATCACTCAATCTAAAGCCAACCTCTCGGAAGCTTCCAAGCTCCTAGAGCGTTACATCTATGACGGCTCCTTTATCTACAACGGTGATAAAACCTTTGAGTGGGCTGCGTCTTGTGCGGTGGTTAAAACAGATGACCGTTCGAATATTCAGGTGTTCCGTGAAAATCACAACACACAAAAGATAGACCCTGTGATTGCTACGATCATTGCTCTCTCAATGGCTGAGATTCAAGAGAAACCTAAAAAGTCTCCGTACTCAGGTAGAAGCGGAAGAGGTCTAATTGTACTTGGCTAAGGAGGTTGAATGGGTTTATTCAGCAGACTCTTTAAGGGTTCGCCTAAACCAGAAAGTAAATCCGTTAACCCCTATATTGACGCTCAACTAAGGAACGATGGTTCCCGTCATGCAGGAGTTAACGTCACTTATACAAGTGCCATGAGACAAGCTGATGTCTATACATGCGTTCGCATCCTCAGTGAGTCCATTGGCATGATTCCAATGAAACTATACAAGCAAAAGAGTGGGGTGTTTGAAGAGGTCTCTCAGAACACTCGTGACTACAGAATCTTTTGCCAAAACCCTAATGGGTACATGACTTCGCAGGAACTAAACGAGCATCTAGTAACTGCTTTGATGCTGAGAGGTCATGCTTTCCTTGAAATTGTTCGTAACTCTCTGAACGGTGTTAGTGAACTTCTACCTATGCGTTATCTCGATCAAGTCAACCTCAGTATGACCAATGAAGGTCTTCCTGTTGCTCGATGGGTTGATCATAAAGGTAATGGACAGGTCTCATACGCTCCGTTCAACGAGGAAGGGCTGCTGGACATTAAGCTTCAGTCCCTTAACGGCTTTCAAGGTATCTCTCCAATTGCTCTTATGGCTGAACAAATCGGTACGGCTATAGCAGCACAACGCCACGAGGCGAAAATCTTTGAGAATGGTACACGCCTAAGCGGTGTTCTCTCCACTGAAGACTCTTTAGACGATGAGGCTATTGAACGTCTTCAAGCGAGTTGGAACGGTGCTTATGGTGGTACGGACAACGCAGGTAAGGTAGCCGTGTTAGAGCATGGTCTGACTTACACAAACATCACCATGACTAACCAAGACGCTCAACTTTTAGAAATGCTTGGGTTCAGTCGTGAACAGATTGCTGCTGCGTTCCGTGTTCCTGTCCATATGCTCAATGACACTTCAGCACAGACGATGAATAACGTCGAACAGAATAACCTTCATTTCTTGAAGAACACCTTAATGCCGATCATCACAAAGTTAGAGAACGCTTACAACAAGCTGTTGCCTTCTAACATGGTCGTTCGCTTCGACACTCGGCAGTTCGTAAGGGGTGATATTCGTACTCAAGCTGAAGTAGCGGAGATCTTAATCAAGAACCGCATCATTAGTCATGAAGAGTCTCGTGAAATGTTTGACTTAGCTCCTGCAAACGAGAAGGAACTGTTCGTTATCCAATCGAACAACTACGTGTGGGGCACTAGAGAAGACTCACAGAAGTTAGCTGAAAGGTTAATGAACCCTCCTAAAGAACAACCAAAACAACAAGAAGAAACAGAAGGAGTTAATACCAGTGCTGAAGAAGAGCAAGGTAAAGACTCTTCAGTTTGATGTTGATGAATTAAGTAACGAAGGTGTTATTTCTGGTGTCCTTAATTACTTCGGTAATAAAGACCATGCAGGTGACATAACTCTCAAAGGTGCGTTTAAGCACAGTATCAAGATGATTGAAGAGAGTGGTCGTCACCTTGTCATGTTGTGGCAACACGATCCAGAAAAACCTATTGGCATTTGGAAAAATCTTCGTGAAACCTCGCGAGGTCTTGAGGGTGAAGGTCACATCAACCTTGAGACTGAACTAGGTCGTGAAGCCTACGCTCTAGCCAAACAGGGCGCACTTTCGGGTATTAGCATCGGATATTGGGTAATTGATGAAGAATACGACTCGAAGACAAAAACAAACTATCTAAAAGAACTAGAACTTCGTGAAACTTCTCTAGTTACCTTCCCTTGTAATGAATTAGCACGAATTGAAGAGGTGAAGAAGATGAAATTAGACGAGAAGGGTTTACCAAGTGACGAAGAACTAAAATCGTTCCTAGTTAGCTGCGGTACAAGTGAAGAATTAGCTATGGCAATCGTAGCTAAGTACATGCCTGATTACGTCTCCCCTGAAGAAGAAGCACAGCGTAAAGCTGAAGCTAAAGAAGAAGTAAAAACTACTCTCGAAAGTCTGTGTGAAAAACACGGCTTGTCCCTAAAAGAAGCTCTAGACGCGATTGAAGGTGTTGATGAGGTTCGTGATTCAGATGTGATTGCTAAAGAAGAACAAGAAGACGAAGAGCAAGAACAGAAAGAAGAAGAACCAGAAGAAGACGCTGAAGAAAAGAGCGATTCCCTAGACGATTTCTTTACTAAATAAACCTCCCTTCCCATAGGAAGGAAAGCCTCACTTGGTGCTCTTTAAGGAGGGCGCTAAGGGATTCTTATAACTATAACAAGAGGACAGAATTTATATGAAATTTGATATTAAATCTATTGAGGAAATCACCAACACTGCTGAAATGAAGCAAGTAATGACTGAACTTGCTCACGCTCTGGCAGACGTTGAAGCTAAAGCTCGCGATGCGAAACCTGCTGAACAACTAGAAGCAGAAAAGAAAGCAGAACGCCGCGAAGTTGTCCGTAAATTCCTAAACTCTGCTCCTGCTAAACAAAGCCTAGAAACATACGTTAAGCAGCTTGATCTAACCTCGGCAGGTAACACCATCGAAGAGGAAATGTCGAAGGAGATCATCAAGCTTGCGATTGCTAACGATGTTTTCCTATCTGAGATTGGTTCACAGACCGTATCGAGCACAGACTTCCGTCAATTGGTGCTGAAGGTTCGTCCAGACGTTGAGCAAACAGGTGAACAGGACGGTGTGACTACGCCAGTAGCTAACACTGGTACGCAGAACTACATCGAGGTATCTGCACTGTTCGCTAAGGTGTTCGCAATGCCTATCCTTACTCACGAGATTCTACGTGACTCACACATCGACGTAGAAGGTGAGTTGATGAGTCTTATTGCTGAAGAGTGGACTTTCAAGCTGATCGACATGCTTCTATATGGTGACGGTAAGAAAGTTAACGGTATCCAGAACCTACGCGGTCTTCTATGGCATCGTGTAGACCGTGAGAACGGCTTCACAGAGTCTCTAAAAGTAGACGGTGCGCGTGACCCTGATTACTACCAAGTGATCAAGACAGGTGTTGATGGTGCCTTCGGTGCAACTACTGAAGCTGTTGAAGACTACTTCATTGACCTTCAAGCTTCTCTACCTCAGAAATACCAATCTTCAGCGAAATGGTACATGAACCTGAAGACGTTCAGCGAGTTGAAGAAGCTGCGTACTGAGCAAGGCTTCCCGATCATCGAGTTCGGTAAGTTCTCTATGTCAGGTGCAGCATGGGGTGAAGGTTACATCCTGCTAGGTCGTCCTATCGTGATCGTGGATCAGCTACCTGTTTCTGACTCTAACGCTACGCCAGTTATCTACGGTGATCTGAAGTCTGCGTTCAAGCTAGTTCCTCTAGCTGGCTCTGAGCACTTCCTGATCGACGACATCACAACTAAAGGTGCTCGTACAATCTACCTAGATCAACGCTTCGGTGAAATCGTAGGTAACTCAGACGCTATCCGTATCGCTCTGCAAGCTCTGTAATCGTGAGGTGCGATTATGGGTTATTCAGTTCTTAATCGCATTAACGAAGGAGTTGTAACTTACGAGCAAGCTGCTGCTCATCTAAGGGTATGGGACGAAGAAGATCGTCCCTATATTGAGTCCCTAATCGACGCAGCGATTTCCTCGGCAGAATCCTATATGAAACGCTTCATAGGGGAAACATGGGTATCCTTTACGCTTTCTAGCTTCTCACAAAGGCTACCCTTTCCTGACCCTTCGGAAGTCTATGATGTTCTCTACTTAGACAATGAAAACAACTTACGGGCAATCCCTGTAACTGATTTCTTCCTAGATCGTCTACGTAACCGGATCATCTATACGGGTTCCGTGAGTCAGAACGAAATGCAAAGCATTGAGGTAGTGGCTACTTTCGGTTGGGGTGCTAACAAAGTACCTCCTAGCGTTAAGCACGCTATCTTGATGTTGGTTGCAACTCTATACGAAATGCGTGAAGACGCTACGGTTGGTCAAGGTGTGACAGTTACTAAAGTACCTGTTACGCACCAATACCTTTTAAATCCTTATAGACATTATTCGGTTTAAAGGGGGTAGCAAATGAGACGAGGTGCGCTAAGGCATCGACTACAAGTTTATGTTCCTACCTCATACGTCTTTGGTGGTGAGGTGGCTGAATGGTCTCTCTTAGGTAAACCGTTAGCTTCAGTGCGAGTCCTTGAGGTCTCAGAGACAACAAGCGGTACTAGCATTCAAGGTGTAGAAACGGTTGAGTTTACTGTTCCGTACTCAAAGAAACTTGAAGATAACCCTCACGATGTGGTGATTGTCCATCGAGGTGATGAGTATGACGTAACAGGTATCCGTAACGTTGGTTATCGTGACCGTGAACTTCGTATTCAAGCGAAGCGTTATGAGGGCACTAAGAGAGTGCCTAGTGTCTAAATATGGTTTAGTCACCTTTGACCTCTCATTTAACGGTGAAACCAACTTATCAGCCATAGAAGACGAAATGGTTAAGCTCTTTGGTGAGGTCGGTGCGGCTTATAAGAAGAAGAAAAATCACTCTCTGACCGTTATCCAAGGTGCTCTTAAAGATGCACATCAAGTTATCTACAGGGAGTGTCTAGTACGCGCTCCCACTATACGCGCTGATGTTCTCGCAAATGAGTCTGTAGAAATGCGTGACGTTCATCTAGGCGATCCTAAATATATGGTCGAGCGTTCAGCTCACGGTAAGAAGTGGCTTAAAGACGGTATTGTTGCTCGAAGGATAGTTACCTTCAAGTCTCCAGTATCCCGTTACGCTGCTGCTGTTGAATATGGTCGTCAAGAGTTCATGCAGGTTGTTAAGAAAGCTCCTTATGGAATTACAAAAGGGGAGACGGATTTCTGGCTTCGTAAAGTGGGAGCAATGGAAGCTCAACCTTTCTTAATACCGTCACAGAGAGACAAAGCAGATCAAGCGTTAAATATATTCGCATCGTCTTTATCTAATCGTTGGTTAAAGGTTCTAAGGAGACTCGAAAGAAAAAATAAGAGGTAAAGGTGGAATTAGAAATTATCAACTTCCTTAAACCCCACTTAAATAATATGGAAGGTTACATCACTCGGAAACCTGAAGGTGTTTCCATTCCTTTCTTCGTTATTGATTTGTCCGTTTCTCGTGGTGAATCTTTATATGGAAATAACGGCAAACCTCTAGGTTATGACTATGACCTACGAATTAATGTGGTTGATACCCGTTATATGTCTATTCGCTCTCTTAGAGATACTTTAATTCAAGTGCTAGACGGTTTTACTGGAAATATCGGTGGGGTAGATATTATCGACTGTCAATTAACAGATAGCACTTTAGGAATGAATTTAGATAAAAGCTATGAGGGTGTTCTTTTCTTCACAATAAAAACAAAATAAGGAGAAAAATAAATGTCAGGTATCGGTCGTGGTACTCGTGGTATTGACACGAAACTTTTATACAACCTAACAGCAGGTACTACTTCAGCTTCAGGTTTTACGCTTGAAGTTGGTGATATTACAAGTATCGGTGAGTTAAGTGATTCAGCGAGTACGTCAGAAGTAACCGTGTACGGTGAAGGTTACACAAACACATTCACAACGGTTAAGAACGTTGGACAGGTAGACCTAGAGTTTCTAGCAAACACGGAAGATGCAGGTCAGACCGCACTAGAAACACTATACGAAAACCAAGAGACGGCTTCTTTTGATATTCGTCTAATTCAAGGTGATCGCCAAACAGATTACATGTTTAACGGTCAGGTAAGTAAATTCGGTATTACTTCGTCTGCTGATGATGTAGTGCGTTACTCAGTGTCTCTAGTAGTTCACGGTAAGGTGACTAAAGAGAATAAAGCGTCTGCTTAATCTTTAGGTTAATTAATTTTAGGGACTACTTAATGTAGTCCTTTTTTTATGTCACAAGGGGAAATAATGAATCGAAAAGAATTACTAAAACTTCTAACTAATAAACCTGTTGAATTTGAAGTAGAAGGTTACGGTAAATATTTCGTTAAAGGCATGAACACAATGGATTACCTTTTTGCGGCTGCTCAAAGTGAAGCTGATGAAAACGGTGAAATGAATCAAGAAGGCTTTTTCGCTGCTTTAGTCGTTCGTTGTGTTCTTGATGAAAATAAAAAGCGTCTATTTAAAGACGAAGATATTGAAGTAGTGAAAGAAGCTGATATTTCATTTGTGCTTCCTTTGGCTTTGAAGGTTCAAGAATTATCTAATTTCACAAGCGGTGAAGAAGTAAAAAAGGGCTAGAAGACCTCCGTAATGACCCCTTCGAGGTCTTTTGTTTAGAATTAATGCTTTATTGGGGGCTAACCTACGAACAATTCAATGAACAGCCTCTAGCGTTAATCTACAGGTTATTCCTTCTAAACCAAATCAAACCTTTCCTTCCTAGTAACTCATGGATTCAAGCAGGAACAATCGCAGCAGCCACTTACAACTCAATGGCTGGACGCAAAGGTAAAGCTCTAGGTTATGACGATATTTTCCCATTCATGCGTGAAGACAACGCAGGGGATATTAGGGAAGGTCACGACGAAGCCTCACAGCAAGCACTACATCAAAAGTTAAACGCAATGTTTGGTTAATAAGAAGGAGGCTTGATGGCAGGAAGAAACGTTACTATTGGTAACGTCAACATTGCCATGAGTGCCAACGCAGCCAAACTAATCCAACAGACAGAGCAAGCACAGAAAAGCTTTAAAGCCTCTCTCAAGAAGATGATGAAGAATATCTCATCCTTCAACAGTAAGGTTGGGACTATGGCAGGTTCAATCCGTAACCTGACAGGTTCTTTAACTCGCTTAGGTCTTGTTGGTACTGGTACAACGGCTGCGTTAGGTACGCTTGGTTATACGCTTTATGAGAACCAACGTGAAATGCAACGTATGGCTACAACGGCAGGGATGACCGTTGAGGAATACTCAAAGCTAACTCACGTTACAAACAGCTTAGGTCTTGAGAACGAGTACCTAGCTGATGCCCTAAAGGACTTGAACGTTCGTGTGGTTGACGCTGCTTCAGGCGGTGGTGCTCTAGTCGATTTCTTTCTGAGTATCGGTGAGAGTGCTGAAGATTGGATGAAGCTAGACCCTGTTCAACAGTTCTCTAGGTTCCAAGAAACGATCTCTCGCATGGATGCAAGCACAGCTAAGTTTTGGGCTGATGAGGTCAACGACAGTATGTATCGACTGTCTACAACGATGTCACGTAGCGGTAGGACGCTTTCAGACTTCGTTAATGAAGCTGACAGTTTAGGCGCAGGTACAAGCGGTAAGTACATCGGACGTGTGAACGAAATGTATGAGTCGTTCCATCGTTTGAACATTATCGTTCGTGAGATTGCCTACACGACAATGGCTCTCTTCAGTAAGACCTTAACGTCCGTCTTTGATGAAGCGGTGCGTACCTTCAAGGGTATGGTCGATGAGGGCGAGACAGCAGGTGGTGTGATCTTCAAGCTGAGTAAGCAGATCGCAACGAATATCTTAGAGGTTATTCAGACCGCTACTGTCCAGATTCAGAAGTTTGTTTACAAGGTGATGCTTCTTCTAGGGAAGATTGATTCTAGCTTCCTAAGTGACCTTAAAGATCAAGCTCTAATTGATTTGATTGAGGTTGAGAAGAAAATCTCAGATATTGAGGAAAGAATCACTCAAAGTAAAAAGTCCTCTGGTTTACGTTCGAGTGCTATTTTTGGTCTTGACGTTGAGAACCTTAGCAAACAATTAGATGACTTAAAGCGTAAGAGAGACGAATTAAATAAAGAGGTCAATTCTGGTTTTATTTCAGGTCTAATTGAAGAGGTTAGTAACGTTAGTTATACCGTACCGAAAGAAGCCACTACAGAAATAAAAAATCAATCGAAAGCTCGTCAGGTATTAAACGATAATATTCGTGAAGGTGTTGCCATTATTGAGCAACTAAAAGAAACACAGGATTTAAGCTCAAAGGCAGCTTTAAGAGAACTTCAAGTTCAGAAAGCAAAAATTAAAGCAGCTAAAGAATATTACGAAACTATTAAGCTGACTGATGGTAATAGGGAAGCTCTACAGCAGCGTATTAAAGACGCAAACAATGCTTTAAAGTCAATTTCCGAGACAGAGAAACAGCTTAAAAAGAAAATAGCTGATGAGGAAAGAGAACAAGAGCGTAAAGATAAAGACGAAAAACTAAAAGATGAACGCTCTTATTTAAATGCTCGTCTCCGTATGGCTAAAGAGTTTTATAACAACTCTCGAATGGAAGCCAAATATAACTACGAGTTACAGAAGTTAGATTACGACGAACAGCTAAAGAATGAGTTAATTACTAAAGAAGAACACTCAAAATTACTTGAGAACTTAGCGTTACAGCGCGCTCATAACGAAATCGCTATTGAGACAACTAAGTACGCACAAGTTCTTGATGGTATGAGTTACTTCTTCAATGAAAGTAAAACAATGGCTAAGGCAGCGTTCGCTCTAACTAAAGGTGTAGCTCTTAGTGAAACTCTTATTGCTCAGTATCAAGCGGTTGCTCAAGTTTGGGCTTCTAAAGCCACTTGGTACGAGAAGGTGTTCCAATCGGCTCAAGCTGCGGCTGCTGTAGGTTCAGCTATAGCAGGTATCCAAGGCGTACAAGGTCAGTTCCACAATGGCGGTCAGATTCCACGTGACGGTACTTACTACATGGAAGGTGGTGAGATCGTTATCCCTAAAGACCGTGTAGGCGAGTACATCGACGCTGTAAACAAACAAAACGAAGGTCAGGGCGGTGGGACGGTTATCAACTCCACGATCAACATGGGTGCAAACCTCGTGGATGAGAAAGTCATGGCTCAAGCCTTGGCAAAACAGCAATCAACTATCGCCGCTCTCGTGAGAAAAGAACAGAAGAAACGTCCACTACGTAACTAGGAGGTCTATTCATGGTGAAGACCATTCCTACGCAGTTGATGATCACTGATGTTTCAATCACTAACTATCATCGGGTTTATTCCACTGAGTCTATTTCGGGTATCCAATATCGAAGAGATTCAGGCGTTCAGTGGTTTAAAGGAAGTATCACGCTGCGTGCTTATGGCTATGAGAACGTGAGGCGTTTAAACGGTTTTCTAGCCAGCCTTAAAGGGAAACTTAACGAGTTCGCACTTCCTCTAGGGGGTGCTTACTCAAATCCTCAACTAGCGGTAGAGCCTTACCTCAACGGTAATCACTCAACGGGCAATACCACAATTTCATTCACATACAACGGCACTGCTATCACAGCAGGCTCAGTCTTCAATTTACCTAACGATTCAAAGCTATACACGGTTGTGGAAGACGTAGAGGGTGACGGTAACTACACGATCATTCCTGCGTTACGCACTGACCATGTGAACCTCGAACAAGCAAACTTCAAAGCTCCCATTATCACAGCGTTATTAGACGGGAACGAAACAACGATTGAACACGAGGGTAACGGTCAGCTCGCCTCCGCAACTATTTCTTGGTCTGAATCATTGAAATAAGGAGTAACTATATGTCACAGCAGCAGATCTTACTTGTAGAGCTACGTTACAAAGATCACTCTAATGGGGAAATCACGCCAGTAAGACTCACAAGCGCACCTTTCGATGTAGAACATGCAGGTGTTACGTGGTCTGCTGCGGGTGATCTCCTTTCTATAGGTAAGACAGAAAGTACGTATGAATTAATTACTGATGGTCTTGAAATAACGCTATCAGGTATTAACCAAGCGTACCAAGCAATTATTGAACGTCATGGTTTTCGTAACGCTCCTGTTGACGTTTTACTAGCAACGTTACCAGAAAATACAAACGTAGTTAGTTCAGCTAAATATTATCATCGTGGATTCGCAATGACTCCCGTAACTGAATTTGATGAGTCTACAGGTTCTATTACCGTTGCTTTTGAAACTCAATCAGCGTTTAAAAACCTAGAACTAAATAACCAATTAATGACTACTTCATTAGCTCATCACCAATCTTTACATCCTAACGATAAATTCTTCCAGTACACAGCAGATACCTCACTAGGTGAAGAGAATTGGAGAGATTAATAATGTTTGAAAAAGCTAAGGAAATAATCGAAGAACATAAAGGCAAAGAACATATTAGAGGTGAGAGGGATTGTAACCTTCTCATCCTTAAATTATTCGATGAAGAAAACTACAACAAAATGAAAGGTCGATATACGACTATTAGAGGCGGTGTAAGAGTCTCTAAGAAAGTATATGGCGTTCGCTCAATGCTTGAATATTTACAGAAAAACGAAAGCTTCAAAGAAATACCTCAAGGCTATCAAAGACCTCTAGACGTAATAGCATTTAAAGGTCAGCACAACTTATATATCAGCTTAGGTAATAAATGGTTTGGCGTAATTGAAGGTGACGTTTTTGGTTTTGTTTCTCCTGAGTTTTATTCGAAGGAGGACTACTTAGTTTATAGAAAGGAGATTTAATTAGTGGCAACAGTAACAGCAGTAGCAGCTTGGATTTCTGTGGCTGTCTCGGTTGGTACGGCG